GGGCTGGATATCGGTGTAATGCAAGGCAATCATGAGATGACCAATTTCCGAGCACCTATCCAGATCGCCAGTATCCAGACAGCAGCACGCCGTAAGCGTATGCCTGAGTTTGATATCGCCATAGTGGATGAGTGCTTCCCTGCAGGGACTCTAATTAACACCCCTAGCGGAATGAGGCCCATAGAGGTTGTGGCTTTAGGGGATAGTGTTTATAATGCTTGTGGGGTTGGCAAGATTATATCTAAGTCTTGCAAAAAGTCACATGACTTAGTGGAGGTTAAGTTAACTAATGGACAATCAGTTAAGTGTACAAGCAGTCACCCATTCTTCACCAGCTCTGGATGGAAGAAAGCTGGGGAGCTGGAGGTGGGATCGAGGGCTTACCGCATTCAAGATATGCAAGAACTGTGGGGAGAAGTATTACCCGAAGATAGTAGATTGCAAGGTGGTTCCAATGGAGCACGAATGGAAGAGAAGGGAGTTTTGCGGAAGATCCTGCTCGAAGAAACACAACAATCCGTCTTGGAGGCCAGAGGTGAGGGAGAAGATATCATCCACACTGAAGGCGATAGGTCATCAGCCGAGAGTTCGCGGAGGGAATGGGCAGGGAGAGACAACTGCTCAGAAGATGCTGAGGGAGACGCTTGGCTCTGGATGGAAGTCGGAGTACGTGCAGGCGACTGGTATGAAGGAGCTGGACGGGAAGCGCTTGCCTCATCATTACAAGATAGATATAGCGAGCGAGTCCATGATGGTCGCGATAGAGGTGGATGGGATGAGCCACTGTCCTGTAAAAAGGCAGGAGCAGGATGCGAGGAAGGACAAAGTGTTGACTATGTTAGGGTGGCGAGTGTTGAGGTTATCGAATCAGCAAGCGATACAGTTGTGTACAACATCGGAGTCTCAGGACATCCTAGCTACTTTGCTGAGGGAGTATTAGTACATAATTGTCATACTCACTATCAGAGCACCCAGAAGATGATGGATGCTTACAATAACGTGCCATTCATTGGCTTGAGCGCAACCCCCTACAGCAAAGGGCTAGGGGAGGCTTATGATGACTTATTGGTGCCAATTACGCCTCAACAATTGCTGGATCAGGAGTACCTGTGTCCTGTTGACTACTATGGTGGTGCTAAGGCTGATCTAAGCAAGGTAAAGACTCGCGCCCTGCCTACCGGTGGCACAGACTATGACCCTAGCTCTCTGGCAGAGGCCACTGAGAATGATACTACCCTGACAGGTGATATCATCAAGAACTGGGTAGCCCATGCTGAGGGTATGCAGACAATCGCATTCACGCCATCGATCAATCATAGCAAGGAGCTGGTGCGCCAGTTTCAGGTCGCTGGTATCTCTGCTGAGCACATTGATGGCTATATGCCTGATGAGCACCGACAGGAGCTATTCGATGCCCATGATAAGGGTGAGTTCCTGATCCTGTCCTGCAGCCGATTGCTTAACACTGGCTATGATGCTCCGGGTGTACAGTGTCTGATCGATGCCTTTCCCACCAAGAGTCTGATAGCCTACGTACAGCGCGGCGGCCGTATTCAACGTACAGCTCCGGGCAAGACTAAAGCGATCTACCTAGACCATGCCGGCAATGTTTCCCGGTTCGGCTTCTGTGAAACGATAGTCCCAGACAGCCTTGATGACGGTAGCCAGAAGTTCTCTGAGCGCAATCAGATCAAGGAGAAGAAAGAGCCAAAGGTACGCCAGTGCCCACAATGCTATCAGGAGATGATGGGCATGCGCTGCAAGTGTGGTTATGAGGTACCTATTCAGGAGCAGCTTGAGACAACCGATGAGATGCTGGTGAAGCTAACACCTGAGCAGCGTAACCGTAAAACTAGCGGTGAGGATAAGGCGAAGTTCTATAGTGAGCTGATCATGTACGCCCGCAACAAGGGCTATAAGGAGGGCTGGGCTGCCAACAAGTACAGGGAAAGAATGGGCGTATGGCCCAACAAGATCAAGCCGGTGCCAGTTAATGGCTTGAGTGATGAAACTAGAAACTTTATTGTCAGCGGCCAGATCAGGCACGCTAAGCGGAGAGTAGCATGAACCATGATTTAGCCTATATAGCCCAAAGTTTAGGTCTTAAGAAGATGGGTGGGGAGTACAAAGGCCCCTGCCCTATCTGTGGTGGTGATGATCGATACTGGATGAAGCGTGGCCGCAAGCATGACTTTGTTGTGGGTTGCCGACATGGCTGTAGCTTCCCTAGCATTATGCGTGAACTGGAAAGCCGGGGTCTGGTAGAGCGTGAGCCATATGAGCGCACAGGGCTAACCAGTGAGCAGCGTAAGCAGTGTGAGATTGACAAGGTGCTGGTGAGTATCTTTGAAGCAGAGCGCGATGCTGGCAAGGAGCATACACTGGCCGAGAAGAAGCGTTACAGGCTGGCACTGTGCCGAGTGGCCAACATTGAAAATAAATCAGATAATCGTTACTAGAAGTGTTGACGCTGTAGTTAGGATCGACTACAATACACCTGTACTTAAGCAAAACCACTGGAGAACTGATATGCCTTTCCCAAATGATTATTGTGTTGTTGAAGCTGATACTAACCGCTACTACGCCGACATGGCCAAGCAGGACGCTTACGATGACGGTCTACAGGAATACATCCGAGACAACTATATCGACACCTTGCTTTGGAAGGGTGAGGTAACCATGCGCAAATGGTACAATACGCGCACTTGTCGCTGGCAGGAAACCAAGGTATTTATGTGGGAGGCTATCGATGCCTACATTAGTGCTGTCGAGGGTGAGGACAATAGTAACTATATGTTGCTGTCTGCTGCCGTGATTCAGAACAAGGAGGGTGAAGAGCACCTTCAGGCGCTGCGAGATTATGCTGAGATGGCTGTCGAGTGGTATTTCATGGAGTTCGGTGAGGGGCAGTTGCTTTGCGTTAAAGAGTACGAGAAGTATCTAGAGGAAGATTATTAATGCTGCCACCAAAGGAAAAGCGTGTTTACTACACAGAAACCGAGGCCAAGAGCATCAAGAAGCGCAATGAAGAGCTGCTTCATGGTAAGGCTAAACAGAGGCTAGATGCCCGTCACCGGGTTGAGGATATATTATTGGCTAAAGAGCTGGGGCTGTCAGTAGATGAAGTTACCAGCGTGGATTGAGTGGTCTATAATACTGTTATCAGGTGTATTGCTGTGGTCAATATTCTTGTATGAAATGTATATTAAATATGTTACAATTCAGCAATGATTGCAAGTTTACCCCAGCAGGCGGAGGGGCCAATATCACCTGCAGTGTGAGGTAGATGATTAGTTCTCTGAAGGCATCACTCTCCAGATCTAGGCTCACACCCCAGAGGCAACTGGGCTATCAAATGCCAAGATGGCCTCCTAAAGCCATCAACACTCTGTAAGCCCGCTATGATCGACTCTGGCGGCTGATAATGCAGGATAAGCATTGGGAGATCCCGGTGGAGTGCCTGCACTTATAATAACGGAGCATAAACATGTATAAGAGTGATACTGAATACGCCAACCGCTATGGTGACAAGTACGTCTTTGCCAAGCATGCTGATAACCAGTACCGATTCTTCGTTAATGGCGGGGATGACTGGTGCGGCCGATTTGGTATGCGTGAAGGCGCTGACGGGGTTAGGGATACAGCGTGGTTTGATCCATCTGGTGGCCCATTTGTGTCTATTGGCGATAAGATTGATGGCAAGGAGATCACTAGCATAGACTCAAGTGAAGATGGCTTGTTGCTGGAGGTGAGTGATGAATGATGATGCTCAGTGCCCTGTATGTGGCTATTACTGTTTAGGTAAAGGTGGCCTTGGCTGTATTGATAAATCGTCATCGGTAAATCAGAAGCTAGTGCCAAGCGCATATAACGATAACATCCCGACGATACCAGATACTATTTCCAAAACAGATAAGGTTACGCGCTTTGAAGTGATCGACAATGTAGCAGGACGTATCGTAGTGCGCTACGGTGTTGAGGTGGAGCTGTCCTATCAAGATGGTGGCAAGACTCTTAAAGTGTTTCTGAAGGAGGCGTGTGATGAGTGATCTATTACCGTGTCCGTTTTGTGGTAGTGATGTAGGTATCACACACATATATGATGGCGAGGAAGTTATATCTTGCTATGGCTGTGGTATGGGTATGCGTGATGATACGCCAAAGCTGCTGGCTAACAAGTGGAACACACGCGCAGATCATATTCCCGACGCCAGCAAAATGATCTGTCCGGAATTACCGGATAGTTCGAACTCTTTCCAAAATGGAAACGGTTGGATTAGTGTAGATGATCGGTTGCCTGACGAGGACATGCGTATCCTTGTAGCCTACGAGGGTGATGTCTCTACAGCGACTGTGGAAAAGGATGCAGATGGTTTATACCTATATCTGGGTTGCTCCAATTCAGGCTGGTATGGCCCTGTTGATATAGAAGATGTAGACTGCTGGATGCCATTACCAGAGCCACCAGTATAATGGCCCAAATGTTGCTCATTAACACTTTTTAGCGCATTAAAGTGTGCTATGGGTTACATTAAATGGCGGTTAGCTGAATGACTAAAATGCTATCCATATGGACTACTATTTAGTTAATAGGCTAATATTTTATACATGGGAGCATGGCTTACTGGCCCGTATAACGTCAGTAAGGGGTACATCAGAAGTACGGTTCTGGTGAGTATCGGATCTACTGTAATGGGCTGTAGACGCGTAGGTTGGTGATGGAGGTAGGCCTACACTTAATAATATAACTGGAGTGTGTATGCGTAATGAGAGAATGAGACAGATATTAGATAATTGCGACAAGATTAGAGAGCGTCATCGTAATGCTGAGCGCACAGCAATAATAAGGCAGCAGATGATTGATGCTGAAGTCCAGCGTGAGAAGGATAGAATTAAGTCATTCACTAGCAACTATACTAGCAGCGTATAGCAGTGCTACAATATTGTCATTACTAACAATCCACCCCAACAGCGGAGATTGACTATGGGCGTAGGCAGACCAACTAAATACAATGGCGATGAGACAATAGAGCGCACCGCCGAATACTTCTTTGACAGCATGATGGTAGCAGAGGACAGAGTCCCTTCCATCGAAGGTCTAGCTGTCTATCTAGGTGTTGATAAGAATACAGTGTATGCATGGATGGATCGTCATCCAGAATTTCTCAGCGCCATAAAAAGAGGCGAGGCCCATCAGACAAGGGCTATCGTCAATCTACTCACCGATAAAGACCGTTATACTCAAGGCGCTATCTTTGTAGCTAAGAACATTCTAGGCTGGAAGGATAAGGTCGAGCAGGATAACGTATCATCTGATGGCTCTATGGCCACAGGTAAGCCTACTAAGATCGAGCTGGTGGCATACGAAGGCGAGCCACAATAAACAATAAAGGGGAATATCATGCCAATAACAGCACAAGAGGTAGCATCAGCTAATGCCTTGTCAGCGATGCGCGAGAATCGTGAGCTGAAGGAGCGAGTTACTGAGCTAGAGAATACTGTCGATGATCTTATGATTCAGATGTCTGATCTGCGGTCTGTGATCGCTAGGCCAGAGCGCGGCAATAGGCGGAAAGTTGTCAGGCCAGTTAGAACACCTTGTGGTAGTTGGGATTGGCCTGAGGGTGATAAGTGATGTTTACAGATTTTTGGTTAACTGTTGCTGTCGGGTCTTTGGCCGCTGTTGTTGTTGCTGGCGCACTACGTTTGATTGTTATATGACAACAGCTCAGATCAATCTACCACCTAAACTAGTGCCTCTCTTCCAAGGTGAGTTGTGCTATAATTGATGCGTGGATAGGACGGCCATCCGAAAGCAAGACCCCTGACTTGTTTCCACACATCATTTCTCAGGGTCTGTTTACACAGGGGTAAATACTATGCTTACACAAGACCGCTTAAAAGAGCTTCTATCTTACAGCCCAGACACAGGCTTGTTTACTTGGGCATCAAGGCCAACTAATTCCATTAAGGTGGGCGATCCTGCTGGATGCCTTGATAAGTCTACCGGGTATTTTGTAATACGCGTCGATAAAGTTCTGCATTACGCTCACCGCTTGGCATATTTATATATGACCGGGATGTTACCGGATGGCGAAATAGATCATAAAGACAGAGATAGAGTGAACAACAAATGGGTTAATTTAAGGATAGCCTCATCTTCTGACAATAAGGCTAACTCATCAATAAGAATAGATAACACATCTGGGAGTAAGGGCGTGTACAAGCATAAAAAGAATAACAAATGGGTTGCGAATGCCTATAGTAATGGTAAGACTGTGTATCTAGGGTCTTATGATTGTCAGGAGGAAGCTAGCGCGGCTTATATGCAATACATGACTGATAAGTTTGGGGAGTATGCATCAGATGGAAGGTAATACGGCACAGATACAGCTGCCACCAAAGCTGGTTCCTGTATTTGCTGGCAAGGCTAGATATAGATATGCTTGGGGAGGGCGAGGCGGTGCTAAAACCCGTGCATTCGCTTTAATGACCGCTATCTATGGCTATAAGTTTGGAAATAGTGGTAGAGAGGGGCAGTTGCTTTGCGCCCGTGAGTTTATGAACTCTTTGAGTGAGTCATCATTTGAAGAGATCAAGATGGCTATAAGGTCTGTAGACTGGCTGGATGATTATTACGAGATTGGCGATAGATATATACGCAGCAAGGATAGAAGGATAAGCTACACATTCTCAGGCTTGAGGCATAACCTTGATAGCATTAAGTCAAAGGCACGCATATTGCTTTGCTGGGTTGATGAGGCAGAGAGCGTATCTGAAGCGGCGTGGAGGAAGTTAATACCGACAGTCCGTGAAGAGGACTCAGAGCTGTTTGTTACGTGGAACCCGGAGAGTAAGGAGTCAGCCACTCACAAGCGCTTCCGGGAGAATCCGCCTGCAAATGGTAAGGGAGTGGAAATAAACTGGAATGATAATCCATGGTTCCCTGACGTACTAAACCAAGAGCGCCTTGATGATCTAAAAAACCGCCCTGACACTTACCAGCATATCTGGGAGGGCGACTTCCTGATCCATGTTGAAGGTGCCTACTATGCCAAGGAGATGCTAAAGGCTGCCAATGATGAGCGTATCACCCGCGTGCCACATAACCCGGCCACTGCTGTGATCACCGCATGGGACTTGGGTTTATCTGATACGACTGCCATTACATTCATGCAGAAAGTCGGCCAAGAGATCCGTATCATCGACTCATATGAGAACTCAGGCTATGGTCTAGATCACTATGTTGGCGTTTTGCAGCAGAGAGGTTATAATTACTCTCAACACATCCTCCCACATGATGTGAGGGTTCGTGAACTTGGCACCGGCAAGAGCCGATTAGAAGTGCTGAGAAACCTCGGACTCAATAACATCACTGTCGCACCCATGCTGAGCGTGGACGATGGCATTCAAGCTGTTCGCTCCATGATACCTATGTGTTGGTTCGATGAAACAAAATGCGAGCGCCTGATTGATGCCCTGAGACAGTATAGTCGAGGATGGGATGATAACGGCAAGACTTGGAAATCCAAACCATTACACGATTGGTCTAGTCACTTTGCCGATTCATTCAGATATTTGGCCGTTGGTATGCGCAGAGAAGTATCCGGCGGCCCATTGAAGCGTAATATTAAAGGGATAGCTTAGGTCACTTTATGGGTTTATTTGATGACTACTGGGATCAGCGACAGTTCTATGCAAGCCAAGGTTCGCTAGGATCTGGACTGCTATCTGATCGCCCGTCCATGAATGCTGATGATCTTCAGGCTGATATGGAGGCTGCCAGCAAGGAGTTCCTAAGACGCTCTGCTGATCCGGTTGCTTACTATCAAGAGAATCCTGCAGCACAAGGTTTGCTTGATGTCACTCCAGAGATGGATATCATTGATCTAGTTGGTGGATTGGCTCCAAAAGCTGCAATGTTCCTCGGAGCTAAGGCTGCGAAGGCACCGCTTGATATGTTAGGGATGGCTCAGAAGATGGATGCTGCAGGTGTCGACCGTGATCTGATCTGGAAGAATACAGGCTGGGGTCAAGGCGCTGATAAGAAATGGCGATTTGAGATTCCTGATGACAAAGCTAAGGCTAGGAATGTTTTAGATACAGTCCCGGACGCTAGGCAGCAGCTTGATGATGAAGATGTTATTCAGAGCACCCTTGGGCAGGCTATAAGCCATCCAAGATTACGAGAGCAGAATAAAGGATTGTTTGACGATATTGATGTTGAGCAAAAGCCTTACTCTCAGAGTGAAGGTGCTTCTTACGGCGTGGGGACTATAAGAGTGCCATCTGATTACCGATATGGAGGCGACTCAGCTAAGGGTGATTTGTCTCATATGTTGCACGAGGTGCAGCACGCAATTCAAGACGAATACGGTTTTGCCTCCGGTGCCAACTCATCTGTTTATCAGGGCGGCCAGCGGAATATGTATCTGCGCCACATGATAGATAGACTAAGAGCCAACCCAAAGAATGCTGATGTATCTGATCAAGCTATTGTGGATCATGCCAAAAGAATTGTAGACTCTCAATTTGGCAGAGAACAATTTTACAAGAAGTCTGCTGGAGAGGTAGAGGCCAGAAACACAGAGGCAAGAGCCTTGATGGATTGGCTGGAGCGCAGAAACACGCCGCCTTGGAAAACTGCAGATATTGATGAAGCAGAGCAGATAGTTCACTTTTAAAGGTTAAGATATGAGCTTAAGTACATACACAGAATTAAAGAGCGATATCGCTGACTGGATCAACCGTGATGATCTGACAGCTCGTATTCCTGACTTCATTCGACTAGCTGAGGCTGAGTTTAATGATGAGCTACGTCACTGGCGTATGGAGAAGCGTGCTGAGACCACACTTGATGGTCGGTTTATCGCTCTGCCTACTGACTGGCAGGAAACTACTCGCTTCCGACTGAATGTTGCAGGCAAGTCCAAGCTGGAGTTCATTTCACTGGATGAGATGGAAGATAAGCGTGAGAAGGCTAACGACTCTGCAGGTACGCCTGAGTATTTCACGTACAATGCTGGCCAGATCGAGCTATTCCCTACTCCAGATGGCAGTTACAGTGCTACGCTTGGGTACTATGCACAGATCGACAACCTATCAGCTAGTACGGCTACGAACTGGTTACTGGATAACTACCCTAACGTATACCTGTACGGCGCATTGACTCACACAGCTCCATTCCTGAAGGAAGATGAGCGTATCCAAGTGTGGGCAGCAATGTATCAGGCAGCAACCAACCGATTAAACAAGGGCAGTAAGCGTGCTACTACGTCAGCATCAGGCCTTAAGATGAACATTAAGAGTTATTAATTATGAGTCAAGCAACTAACTACTTAGAGCAAAAGATCGCTGAACATGTATTCGGTGGTACTGCTTATACTGCACCTGCTACTCACTATGTAGCGCTATTCACTACTGCCCCTGATGACACAGGCGCTGGTACTGAAGTGTCTGGTGGTGCTTATGCCCGTCAGTCAATGGCATTCACTGTGACTGCTGATACAGCCTCTAATACTGCCAACGTAGAATTTCCAAAGGCTACAGCCTCTTGGGGCACTGTTACTCACTTTGCCATCTATGATGCTGTAAGTGCTGGCAACATGATGTGCTACGGTACACTGACTGCCTCTAAGGCTGTAGCAAGCGGTGACACTCTGCGATTCAATGCTGGTGAGCTAGATATTACGGTAGCATAATGACTGCTGTTAATGGTTTTGGTGCTGGCGCGTTTGGCGTTGGTGCTTTCGGCTCAGAGAACTATGTAGACATATCTGCTACTAGCTCTCTGTCGCTGTCTGCTAGTGCTGAAGCCATTAAGATCGGCCTAGTGGATGGCGGCTCTAGCGTTGCACTGTCTGCAACCGGTGTAGGCCAGCTTATCAATGGTGCTGTAGGCTCTACTGATATCGCTGTGAGCTTGTCTGGGGTTGGCCAGCTGATTAACGGCGGCTCAGGTGCTTC